ATAGACGCAATACAAAACAAATATAGAATAAAGCGTGAAGACGAGGCGGCATTACTCGAAAGCCAAAAGCTAGAGCTAGAAAAACAAAGACAGCTAGCCGAGCTAGAACGTCTAGACGCTACAGAGGCACAAAAGGCAGACATAATAAGTTACTATGCTGGAAAAATAAAAGATGCAAAAGACAAAGAGGGAGTCGAAGACGCGGCACGCGAAGAGCTTATAAAAAACCAAAAGCTAGCAAGTATAGGACAAACTTTTGGGCAAGTAGCTAACATTTTAGGAAAAAACAGTGCGGCTGGTAAAGCGGCAGCTATTGCAGCGGCTACAATAAACACCTACCAAGGGGTTACGCAAGTATGGAAAAATGAAAGTGTTTTGCCAGAGCCATTTGCCACAATACAAAAAGTAGTTTCTACAGCAACCGTACTGGCGTCTGGGTTAAAGACAGTACAGCAAATAAAAAGCGTACCGAAACCAAAAGGCGTAAAAGGTGGCAGTAGTGGCGGCTACGGTGGCGCACCTAGTAGCGGACGTGCGGCAGCACCAGCTTTCAATATAGTAGGCGGCAGCGGTACAAACCAATTAGCAGACACTATAGCCGAGGCATCAAACAAGCCGTCCAGGTCTTACGTAGTTTCGTCTGACGTTAGTACGGCACAGGAATTAGAGCGCAAAACTGTTGCAGACGCTAGTATTTAACAAATAATAAAAAATAAACGTTATATATATATGAAAATTATAGAGCTAATTATAGACGAGACAGACGAGTACAGCGGCGTTGACGCCATAAGTCTAGTCGAATACCCAGCCATTGAGGAAAACTGGGTGGCGTTAAATAAAAACAATAAGGAATATAAATTTAAGTCTGTAGACGACGACAAACGTATACTTATGGGTGCGCTTTTAGTGCCTAACAAAATGATATATCGTAAAGACGGCGACGAAGAGTATTACATACACTTTACAAAAGAGACTGTAAAAAAGGCTAGCGAGTTATACTTACAAAGAGGCAATACTAACAACGCAACCTACGAGCATATAAAAGAGGTCGACGGCGTTTCACTAGTCGAAAGCTGGATAGTCGAAGACAAAGAAAACGACAAAAGTAATTTATACGACCTTAATTTGCCTGTGGGTACGTGGGTAGGTGCTGTAAAAGTAAACAACGAAAAACTTTGGGAAATGGCAAAGGTCGACGGATCAATAAAAGGCTTTAGCATCGAGGGGTTTTTTGCTGAAAAAGCGCAACGACCAAAAGAGCAAATAAGCGAAGACCTAGCCGCTGAATTGTCGGCAGCTAAAAAGCTACTAAAAATTAAACAGGCATTACTAGAAATGTCATTAAAAAAAAAACTGAATTAGAGAGCTACAACGACTACCCACAAAGCGCAGTTAACAATGCTAAAAGAGCTTTAAAGTGGGCAGACGAAAACGGCTGGGGTAGCTGCCTAGAGGCAACAGGAAAAAAAAGAGCAAACCAAATAGCTAACAAAGAAAAACTAACAGTCGACACTATTAAACGAATGGCAAGTTTTAAAAGACACCAACAGCATAAAGACGTGCCGTATACAGAGGGTTGCGGTGGTCTAGCCTGGGACGCCTGGGGTGGCAGCTCTGGCGTAAACTGGGCAATTAACAAACTAAAAAAGCTAAACAATGAATAGACGTAAACGCCGAAATAAATATGTAGCTGAAACTGGTAACAACGCATCGCCTAGAGGCGGTAGTCGAGCTTGCCTGTGTAAAGACGAAAAAACATACAGTATAGACTGTTGCGACGGCTCGCTATGGGCGCAAGGCATAGGCAATATAACAGCTGTACGCAGCTAAAATGCAAAAAAAAACAAACTAACGTTATATATTTATGAGTACAGAAAAAGTAGTATTTAAGAAACTGTTTAAGGACAAAACCAAATTGTCTAAGCATAAAATAAAATTAAGTCTAGCAGACGACTTAAACGACGCTATAAACTTAATTGCACCGTTAATTAAAGACGGCGAAGAGTACGACGCTAAACTAAGAGACTTAGGTAAGCGTATAGGCGAATTAGCAAACGAGGCTGAAACCACTATAAGTATGGCTAGCGCATTTTTAGGAGTAGGCTATAATGGCACAGAAAAAGTAGACGAAGTTTTACAAAATGTACGAGTAAAAAGCGAAGAGCTAGGCGTCGACCCAGCAGTAATAGACGGCTTTACTGAATTAGAAGAGCTAGCGCAAATTGACTACTTTAGAATAAAAGGTATAGAAGACGCATACTGGGAAGACGTTAAGTCTAACACTGATGACTTAAAGGCAATAGTAGATAATTTTTAAACTATGAGTACAGAAAAAAGAGTATTTAACAAGCTATTCAAGACAGCTAAAAAGGCTGTAGAATTAAAAGTAGTAGACGAATTAGAGCAAGCCTTAGACTTAGCAAGCGACAGTTACACACACGCTTTTGACGGTTTCCAGTTTATGAATGACATAGAGAGTAGAATTATAGACTTTAGAGCTGAAATAAACAGGGAAATAAAAGGTTTTTTTAATTCTGGCGAAGTTTTAAAAATTGACGAAAACGTAGAAAATTTACAAAGACTTTTTGACGAATTGATAGAAAAAACAGACGAATTGGGTATTGATCCTGGAGTTTTATTTCCTAGAATTGAAAGCGCTATGACTATACTTAACCAAGCTGGCACAATAAAAACAGACTTTAAAGGCGCATACAATAGGGTAGTAGACGAAAGCAATATAGGTTTAATAAATTTTTTAGACTAAAATATGAGTACAGAAAAAAGAGTATTTAGTAGAATGTTTGACGGCGACAAACACGCCGCAAGACTAAGAGCAGAAAAACGCAACTTAAAATTGTCCGCACTTAGCGACATTGAAGACAACCTAGACCGTTTCGACTATGCCGAAAGCGACGCAAGCTGGCTAGCTTACGAATGGGGGGACATGATAATGGACGAATATAACGACTTTAAAATGCGTAACAACCTAGACGACTTTGTAGTAAACGGTAACGTTAGAGACTTAGAAGAGGTCGCTGAAATTATGCGAAACGCATTAAACGACCTAGAGGTAAAAAGCGAAGAGTTAGGCATTGATCCTAGCGACGTGTACCCAGACTACGAAGACCTAAAACAAAGAGTAGACAACGCCGAGGCTTTAGAAAAAGACGCTAAGGACAAATACTACGAGGTACAGCAATATGCTGGTTACGCAAACTTTTGGAATTAAATAATAAATAAATAATAAATATGAAAGCAACAGAAATGTTAAAGCAAATAAAAACTTTGCTACGTGCTAGAGTAGGTCTAGCGCAAATGACACTTGAAGACGGCGAAACAGTTATTGAGGCAGACGCTTTAGAGGCTGGGCAAGCGGTTTTTATTGTTTCCGATGACGAGCGCATAGCATTGCCAGTAGGCGAGTATACAACCGCAGACGGTCAAGTTATTGTCGTTACCGAAGAGGGTCTAATTGCAGAGGTAAAACTAGGCGTAGAAGACTTAGAAGACGACGAAGAGGAAATGGAAAAAGAAAACGAAAAAGAAGAGCTAGAAGAGGTAGTCGTAGAAGACGTGCCAGAGGCAGCAGCCGAAGAGGTGGCAGCTATTGTAGAGGCGGTAGTCGACGTAATAGCACCAGTCATTGAAGAGGTTAAGGCAGAAATTGAAGAGCTAAAAAAGAAATACGAAAGCGACGAAGACAAAAAGGAAAAAATGTCTAGTCAAAAACCAGCTCGTAAGCCAATGAAGCATAACCCAGAGGCTAAAAAAGACGTTAACACTACTTTATATAGTCAAGGCGCAGATGCGAATACAACACAAAATAGAGTATTCAACAAAATTTTTAATAAATAAAAAAAGTACAGTTAAAACTAATTAAAATGAGAAAAACACACTTACGTACAATTACTGGTAGCGGCTCTGTCGACACCATTACTACAAGCTATGAAGGGCAATACTTAGGACAAATTATTTCCGCAGCATTGTTATCTGGCGACACTATTGAAAAAGGCGGTATTACCGTTAAACCAAATGTAAAATACAAAGAGGTAGTTAAGAAATTAGATACTACAGGTATTGTTACAGATGCTAGCTGCGACTTTACAGTTACAGCCGACCAAGTTACATTAAGCGAGCGTATTCTAGAGGTAGAGCCGTTCCAAGTTAACCTACAACTATGTAAAAAGGACTTTTTGAGCGACTATCTTGCTTTAGAAATGGGCAACAGCGCATACAAAAATTTGCCTACATCGTTTGCAGACTACATTATGGCGCACGTTGCGGCAAAAGTAGCTGAAAACGTTGAAAAGTCTATCTGGGGTGGCGTTGCTGCAACAGACGGCGAGTTTGAAGGTATTACAGTAGCAGCAGCGGCTGACGCTAACGTAAACGACGTACCAGGCGTAACAGCTACAGCGTTTACAGCTGACAACATTATTGACGAGCTAGGCAAAGTAGTAGACGCAATACCAACAGCAGTATACGGCAAAGAAGACTTACACTTATACCTACCTACTGTAGCGTTCCAAAAGTACGTTAGAGCTTTAGGCGGTTTCGGTGCAATTACAGGCGGTGCTGGTGCAAACGGAGTAGACAACAGAGGGTCATTATGGTATGACAACGGCGGTCTTACTTTCGAGGGTATCAAAGTATTTAAAACACCTGGTATGCCAGCAGACCACATTGTAGCGGCTGAAAAAAGCAACCTATTCTTTGGTACAGCGTTACTAGAAGATATGGGACAGACAAGTGCCAAAGTTTTAGATATGGCAGACCTCGACGGTAGCGACAATGTAAGAATTGTCCTACGTTATCAGGCTGGCGCACAGTACGGCGTTTCGCAAGACTTAACGCTATACACGTTAGCATAGTATAAACCAATTATATAAATTAAGGGTGGGTAAGCCGTATTGTGCCTACCTACCCTTTTTTTTTAACTTTAAAAACATTAAATAATTATGAGCTGTAATTCATTAAGTATCGGACGTAAATTGCCTTGTACTAGCTCTGTAGGTGGTATTAAAGCGTTTTACGTTACCGACTACGGCACACTAGGCGACCTCACAATAAGTCCAACAACAGGCGAGTTAACCGCTATTTCTGGCACGCCTAGTCTTTACAAATACGAAGTAGAGGGTAGCAACGGACTAGAGCAAGCTATAACAGCGTCGGCTGAAAACGGCAGTATTTTCTACGAGCAAACCTTAACGGTTACTTTGAAAAAACTAGACCTAGCGACGCAGCACGAATTGACACAAATGCTAAAAGCTAGAACGCACATTTTTGTAGAAGACTATAACGGAAACTATTTTCTAATGGGCGCAACAAACGGCGTACATAGTTCTGGTGGGTCAATTTCTACAGGGCAAGCGTATGGCGACCTTAGCGGCTTTAGTGCATTGACATTTGCCGCACAGGAAACTATACCAGCATATTTCACAGCGTCTACTATTGTTACTAGCAATGTAGAGGCATCACAAATTGAGCCAGCATAAATAGGGGTTATTATAGGTATATGCTTTAGGCTATAGAGAGGGCGCAGCAATGCGTCCTTTTTTTTATGCAAAAAACCCAAAAACAGCGTTATATATATATGAAAGTTTTAAAGCCGACAACTGACGAGCAAACGTTTTATTTTATACCAAAGGTTTACGACTTGTCTGGGTCTTTATTTTTTAGAGACGACCAAACAAACGAGGTAGTAGAATACACGCCTACAACGGTAAAGGAAAACGACTTTATTAAAGTTACAGGCGTATTTAATTTAATAGAGGGTCATTTTTACGACCTATCACTAGTTAACGACTTTGATGTATGGAATGAAAACCTAGACCAATGGCAAGCCGCAAACTATAACTGGGAAGACGCAAAGCATAAAGTTACACAAAGTTTTGACAAAGTTTTCTGTACGGATCAAACTATAGACCAAAACAGAAATAAAGAGTATACCATAAATAAAGGCGTTTACAAAACAGACGACAGTTTCGACAATGACTATATAGTATTATGAAAAAAACCAATAAAAAACCGAGTAGCAATACAGGGTTAAAATTTATTAACCTAAACACGTATACCTCGCCAGAAATTATAGAAGACAAAAACCAAAGCTGGGTTTCGTATGGCTCTGACAATGACTACTACGGTTATTTAAATGACTTATTTAATGGCTCGCCTACAAATTCGGCAGCTATTAACGGAATAGCACAGCTTATTGCTGGTCGAGGCGTAGACGCTACAGACAGCTCGAAAAACCCAAACGGTTACGCTGTAATGAAAAAGCTATTTACAGACGAATGTTTGCACAGGGTAGCTATTGACTTAAAACTATTCGGACAGGCAAGCGTCCAGGTTATTTACAATGAAGAGCGCACACAAATAGTACAAGTCGAGCATTTTCCTATAGAGACGCTTAGACCAGAGCGTTGCAACGAAGACGGCGAAATTGAGGTTTACTATTACTCTAACGACTGGCAAGACGTAAAAAACAAAAGCGAATTAAAACGTATACCAGCTTTCGGAATGTCAACAGAGCCTATAGAAATACTATGTATTAAACCCTACAAGCCTGGCTTTTATTATTTTTCGCCACCAGACTACCAAGGCGCATGTCAATATATAGAAATGGAAACCGAAATTTCAAATTTTCACTTAAACAGCTTGCTAAACGGAATGTCGCCAAGTCTTTTAATGAATATGAATAGCGGCATACCAGACGAAGAGACGCAAAGGGAAATAGAACAAAAAATTTATCAAAAATATACTGGCACGTCAAATAGTGGTCGCATAATTTTAGCCTTTAATAATGGTGCTGAAGAGCAAGCGACTATAGAGACGGTGCAACTATCGGACGCACACCAACAATACCAGTTTTTAAGTAGTGAAAGCGGCTTGAAAATTTTGGTAGGTCATAGGATTACTAGTCCGTTATTACTAGGTATTAAAAGCGACGGTAACGGTTTTTCGTCAAATGCCGACGAGCTAAAAAACAGCTCTATTTTATTCGACAATACAGTAATTAGACCGTTTCAAGACTTAATTTTGAAAGCGTTTGACACTATACTAGCATTTAACGACGTTAGCTTAAACCTATATATTAAGACACTACAGCCGCTAGAGTTTGTAGACTTAGAAAACGCTAACACAAAAGAAGAGGTCGAAGAGCAAACAGGGCAAAAATTATCTTTAAAAGCTGTAGAAATAGACGGAATAGTAGCGTATAGCACAAAAGAAGAGGCGGAAAAAGCTGCAAAAGAAAAAGGCTGCGGCGGACACCACGAAATGGAAAACGACGGCGTTACATATTATATGCCATGCGAAAGCCACGACTTAAAAGCACCCTGTTGGGACGGTTACGAGCAAATAGGCACAAAAATAAAAGACGGCAAAGAAGTGCCAAACTGTGTGCCTATGTCGGCAGCGGACGAAATTCGCCAAAAACTTTATGAAAGGCTTATGGAAATAGGCGAAGACGAAGACCTAGAAAACTACGACTTAATAGACGCTAGACCAGCAAACGAATACGACGCAGACGTAAGAGACGGTTTAAACCTAGCTAGCGTAGTACGTAGCACACCTAGTAAAAAAAGCGAGCAAGACACGTTAATTTTAAAAGTGCGTTATGCTTATATGGGTAACAACAACCCACAGCGAGAGTTTTGTAAGAAAATGTGGAATGCTAAAAAAGTATACCGAGTAGAGGACTTAGACAGCGACAACCCAAACTATAACGGAAACGCTAACGGCGTAAACCCAGGCTTAGGCATAGACGGTGCGGACAATTACAATATATTTTTATATAAAGGCGGCGCAAACTGTAGGCATTATTTCGAGCGTAGAACGTATTTAAGAAAAAACAACAAAAAAATTACAGTTACAGAGGCTATTAAGAAAATTAACGAGCTTGACCCTAGCTTACGCAAAGAGGCACGCATTGTTAAAAACCCAAAAGAGGTAGCTATGTACCCAGCAGACATGCCAAACAACGGTTATTACAGATAAAATTATGGCGACAGCATTATTCATAAATAGAACAGACCTAGTAAAAAACACTATAATAAACGGAAACGTAGACACCGACTTATTTTTGCAGTCGGTAAAATTAGCGCAACAAACGCATATTTTGCAGTATTGCGGCTCGGCGTTATATGATCAAATTTCAAACAAAATACTAGCTAGTCAAGCGGACGTTCCAGTTCCTATAGATGCAGACACCGAGGCATTACTAAAAGACTATTTACAGCCTATGCTTATACATTTTAGTATGGTCGACTATTTGCCTTTTTGCAGTTTTCAAATTAAAAATGGTGGTTTATTCAAAACTACTAGTGAGACAGGCGCAAACGTAAATAAAGACGAGGTCGACTATTTAGTGCAAAAACACCGTAGTAGTGCCGAGTTTTACACTAGACGTTTTATTGACTATATGAGTTTTAACGCATCGGCAAAATTTCCAAAGTATTACGAAAACAGAAACGAGCAAATGCAGCCAGAAAAAAGCGCAGCATTTACAGGCTGGGTATTATGAAAAAAGAGTATAAAATAAAAAACATAAACGTAAAAAAGCTAGTTAGCTACTTACGTAAGCAAAAAAAAGAAAATGGCAAATACAATAAACTGGGGTAAAATTTATTGCTATATGTCCGACTGGTACAGCTGGGGGGACGTGCAAAACAAAAAGAGCATACAAAACGTAGCTGCACCAGACTGTTTAGTAGAACAAGTAGCTTGCGGTGGCGAGAGTAGTTTTAGTGGTGGGCAAACGTTTCCTACATTTTTGAATATAAACCTAGGTACTGGCACAGGCGTAGTAACACTTACTTTTGATGCTTACGGAATACCAGACAAATTCGAGGTATGGTTTGACGGCAATAAAGTTATAGATACTGGCTACAGAGGCGACGCATTTAGACAGGCTGAATTAGACGCAGCTTTAGCCGAGAGAGGCTTGCCAAGCGAGCCAATAGTAGGTGCGCCATTTGGTACAGCTACCTTTAATAAAACGACAACAACGCAAACGGCACAAATTAGAGTATACGCACCTATAACCAATACAGGCTGGATAACCGAATTGAGCTGTCCTGTTTAATAATATAAAAAAAAGATATGAGTTCATTAACTAATAAAAAAATTAGCAGCACGTATAAAGGTTTACTAAAAACCGCAGACGAAAGCACGCTATCGGCAACACCAAAAGCCATAACAGACGGCGACGGAAATAATTCTGGCGTACTTTTAGACAATAGCGGAAACTTAAAAGTAAATAATACTGTAGAGTTTGGCAACCTTAAAGACGCTGGCGAAGACATTACTATTGAAAAATTTGTTGACGAGGCAGACGGCATAGCAAACAATGACAACGACACTAGCCTACCAACTAGCGCAGCTGTAAAAGACTATGTAGACAATACTATAACAGCCGAAGACTTAGACTTTAGCGGTAATAACGGCACAGGCGACGTAGACCTAGACAGCGAGTTTTTTGCTATTACAGGATCAAACGGCATAACGACTACAGCTTTAGACAATACGCTAGACATTGACGGTAGTACGTTACAAACGGCTATAAACACCAATACATCAAACATAGCTACAAACGTTACTGATATTGCTACAAACGTTAGCGACATAGCTACAAACGCTGGAAATATAGCTACAAACGCAAACGGTATTTCTACGAATGCAACTAACATACAAAACAATAGGGACGACATAGACGACCAAGAAGTCTTAATACAAACTAACCAAGCTAACATAGCAACTAACGTTACAAACATAGCAACAAATACAGCTGACATTACAACTAACGAGGCTAACATAAGCACAAATACAGCTAACATTGCTACTAACACCACAAACATTGCTACGAATACTGGTAATATAAGTCAAAACAGTACAGATATTGCTACCAACGCAACAAACATAGCTAGCAACGATACCGATATTTCGGCTTTACAAACAAACGTAGGCACAAACACTAGTAACATAAGCACCAACACGTCGAATATATCTAGCAATACTACAAATATAGGGACTAACACTAGTAATATAGCTACTAACGCTGCGGACATCGCAACAAATGTAGGTAACATAACTACTAACGCTACAAATATATCAACTAACGCAGCTGGGGTTTCTACAAACGCAACAGCTATTTCAACTAATGCTACCAACATTGCAACTAACACAGGCAGTATAAGTACGAATGCGACTGGCATTTCTACAAATTCGAATGATATATATAACAACATTGGGGATATATCGACAAATGAGGAAAACATTAACTTAAATACAATAGCTATAACAGGCAAAGTTTCTAAGCAAGGGGACACAATGACAGGCGACTTGACCGTTAACGCAAACCTAAACGTTGGCGGTATTAGTGATACACGCTTTATTAAAGCAACTGACGCAAGCGGTAATGATGTTTTAAAAGTAGAAAAAACCTTTGATGATGTTAACTTATACCTAAACGACAATAATTCATCGAATAACGATAGTAAAATAGTATTTCAAAGCGCAAGAGCAAACAACAATACATATATTGGTAATTTTAACACCTATGACGACGGCGACGAAAGCCACAATATAAGTTTTAATGTGGACGGCTCTAGTTATTTGTCTTTAGGTTATAATGAAATTCAAGGTACACCGCAACTTGTAACATCGTATAAGCCTATTTTTGCTCAAGACGGCATCTATTTTGGTACTACAAGTGTTACTAAAAAATTAGACGATTACGAAGAGGGTACATTTATTCCTACCCTTACTTTGAGTGGAACACAGACAAGTATTAGTTTTAAAGAGGGAAAATATACTAAAATAGGCGATACTGTGTTTGTTCAAATTAGAATTAGAGACGCTGTTTCCGAAAACCAATTTAACACTGTAGTAAATTGCACCAACTTACCGTACACTGTTTTAGATACAATTGAAAGTACTTTTATAGTCGGTTCTGCACTTGGTACTAATTATCTAAGCAGCTCAACTTATGCTGGGAGGCAGTATTGTTACGCAGCAGATAATTCAACACTTCTAAATTTTAGGAATGGACAATTAACTGGAATAGCCTTTGAGTCAGACGGTCAAACAGAAGTTTCAGCATCTATAATTTACAAAACATCTTAAATAAATAAAAAATGGCTTTAGCAAAAACAAGAAAATTAAATAAAATAGAAATTGTAGGAAGTTTTAAACACCTACAAGCACGTTACGAAATTAAAGTAACAGACGGCGAACAAGTAATAGCAACATCTTACGAAAGAGAAAGCTATGCACCAAACGTAGAAATAACAGACCTACCAACAGAGCTACAGTCTTACGCTACAATAGCCTGGACAGACGAAGTAATTTCTGCATACAACGAACATATAGCTGAATAATGGACACTACAAGTTTGAAAATATATGCTTTCAACCTTTCGGCTATGACTGTAAGCTCTTTAAATTTAGTAGAAGACAGTCTAAAAATACTTTTGTTAATATGCACCATAGGCTACACGCTACAAAAATGGTACGAAATGCGTAAAAAAAAGTAGATAAAATAAACAAAAGTCATAACTCTAGGACATTGTAATAACCTATGCGTAAAATAAGAAAAATTATAGTCCATTGTACGGCTACGCCAGAGGGTAGGGACGTTACTATAAACGAAGTACGCCGCTGGCACGTCGAAGAGCGAGGCTGGCGAAACGTAGGCTACCATTTTTTAATACGCTTAGACGGCACAATAGAAGAGGGCAGACCTATAGAGCAAACAGGCGCACACACAAAAGGTCATAATTGGGACAGCATCGGTATTGCTTACGTAGGCGGTATGTCTAGCGACTTAAAAGAGTCAAAAGACACACGCACCGACAAGCAAAAAGACAGCTTAATTGACTTACTATGCCAGCTGCATGACAATTACGGCGGCATTATATACGGACATAGAGACTTTAGCGACAAAAAATGTCCGAGTTTTGATCCTAAAAAAGAATACGAAAATATAAGCAACCGTTTTTAATGGCATATAGTTTTAGCATAATATCGTTAATACCTACAGGAATGGTAATAGGGTGGTCGTTTTACCCTAGAGACAAAAAAAATAATTACAGCGAGGTTAATTTATATTTACTTTTTATACAATTACAATTTCGCTGGGCAAACGTAGCACTATGAAAAAAATAATAGACTGGTTTTCTACAGGCGTAATAGGCGAAATAGGCAAAGTAATAGACAACCTATTTACAAACGACGAAGAGCGTATACACGCTAAAAACGAAATACTAAAAGTATTAAAAGAGCAACAGCTAGAATTACAAAAACTACAGACTGAAATAATAGTAGCCGAGGCAAACGGTAACTGGCTACAACGCAGCTGGCGTCCTATCTTAATGCTAGCCTTTGGTTTTATAGTTATTTATGTAAAGTTTGTAGCACCATTATTTGACTTAGCAATACCAGAATTAGAAAACGAGTTTTGGAATTTACTGCAAATAGGAATAGGCGGCTATGTAATAGGGCGTACAGGCGAGAAAATAGCAAAGGAATACGCTAGCACCAAAAAGTAATTTAAGAGGCTTAAAAGCCTTTATACTAGTATATACGAGTAGACTAGTATATAGTAGTATATGTATATAGTAGTCTAGTATATAGTAGTATGCTAGTATATAGTAGTATAAAATATGAATACTTTGCTTAACTGCAAATTTTTTTTTGAGTTTTTTTTTAATTATTTATTTTTACTTTTACACTTATGGAATTACAAGACAGAGTACTAAAAATTGTAGGTTACAAAACCTGGACGGACAAACGCAAAGTCGATGCACTACTAGAAATTGATGCTACAGCGTATACTAATTTAGGGACAGACAGCACCAAAACAGAAATAGAGCGTACTAAAAAAGATAGTCGTTTTATATATCGTGCAATAAAAAGCATAGACGAAAAACTAGGCAAAGAGCTACTATTTACTCAATGCTAGATGCGAGGCAAACCAACAGTAAGCAAACTAAAAAAGAAACTAGATACTATATTTAGTAAGTATATACGTCTAAAAGATGCAGACAAAAACGGCTACGTCAAATGTTATACGTGCGGCGTAAAAAAATACTGGGAAAAAGACGGCATGCAAGCTGGGCATTTTCTATCTAGAAAACATACGTCTACTCGTTTTGATCCTATGAATGTAAAGCCACAATGTTATTCGTGTAATTGTCATTTTTACGGCAGACAGTATGAGTTTGGCAGAAACCTAGACAAAGAGTTTGGCGAGGGTACAAGCGAGGCGTTACTACAAAAAAGCAGACAGACGCAAAAAAATAGTTTAGTAGACTTGCAAAACCTTATAGAATTATACACCAATAAATTAGACCAACTACTTAAAAAGTAGTATATTTGACGCCAGTAGCGACTTAGCTACATTTTCTATTATATCGGATAAAGGGCAGTTTTTTTAAGCTGCCTTTTGTTTTTATTCACAATTTGTTTATATTGCAGCTTTAAACGATATAATATGACTAGTAATACATCAACAGCCTATCTACAGGCTAGAATACACGCTCTAGAAAAAGAGCTAGAAAAAAACCAGCAAAACATCGAATTTCTTAACGCTAAAATTGAAATGCTAGAAACGGCAGTCAATGAGGCATATTTATTTATTTAACCTTTAAAAACCCTTAACAAAATGAAAACAGGTAAAATTACCCACATCGACCAAGGCGGTCAATGGAATGGTCTAACTAAGTACAAAGTAACGTTTGCAGACGGAAACCAGTATACGTTTTTCGCAAAAGGCGAATTTAAGTTTTCCGTAGGCGAAACTATAACTTACGAGGTAACAAACGAAGAGTATCGAAACGCTAAAATACCTTTAGACGCATACAAAAAAGACAGCGGCGCAAGTTCAAACCCTACTGCAAATTACAGTAGTACTAGTAAAGACACGCTTATTATACGACAGACGTGTATAAAGGCGGCAGCTGAATTTAACGCACAGCGTACAGCTGTAGACGTAAGCAATATAATTAACGACGCAGAAATAATGTTTAACTGGATAACCCAATAATTATGAATAACACAAATAGTAAATACGAAAGCGAGTTTGTAAATAGTTTCGTTGTAAAAGACGAGCCAAAATTTGACTGGATAACCGCAAAGCTACATATAAAAGCTAGCGAGTTTGTAGACTTTTTAAGAAAACACAAAGAGCATATAAACGAAAATAACGGCTTTATGTCTATTGACATTTTAAGAGCGCAAAAAGACCGTACAAAAATGTACGCTAAGTTTACTAAGATAAACAAACAGGCTTTAAGAGACGAGCCAAAAAAGGTCGAAACGTCCGAGTTTATGCCAGACAGAGTAGCGGCAAATAACGACGAAGACTTACCGTTTTAAATAACGAGTAATTACATTGTGAGTACAAAGGGTAGCGAAATAGTTACCCTTTTTTTATCTTTAACCAAAACAAAACTATATGCTAGTAAACTACAACGACCAAATTAAAACTTTAAATAGCTTACGTACTGGCGAGTTTAAGCAAGGCTTAAGGCTAGGCATACCAGAAATAGATGAGTATTTTGTAATGAAACCGCAAGACTTTGGAATATGGCTAGGGCATGCAAACGTAGGCAAGACTAGCTTAACGGTTTACTTAATGCTTTTATACGCCATAAAGCACGAACAAAAATTTTTAATATATAGTAGTGAGAATGAGCCTTACGAGCTTATACAAAAGCTACTAGAGTTTATACTAGAGCAGCCAATAAATAAAATTATACCTACAGACTTTAACGCTGGTATTGACTGGATCAAAAAACATTTTCAATTTATAGACAACAGCAAATTATACACTTACAGAGAGCTTTTAGAAGAGGCAGAAAAACACCAAATAATTTTTAAGTATAACGGTTTTCTTATAGACCCTTACAATAGTTTAGCTAAGGACAAAGAAATGCTTAACGGTTTAGGCGTACACGAGTACGACTACGAGGCAACGACAGACATAAGACTATTTTGTAAAAAAAATAAAGTAACGGTTTGGCTTTGTACACACGCAAACACCGAGGCTATACGACAAGTCTATAGGGACGGTATATACCAAGGCTACCCAAAAGTCCCAGAGAGTTCGAGTATTGAGGGTGGGGGTAAATTCGTTAACCGTTCTGACTTTTTTGCTGTATGCCACCGTTTTATACAGCACCCTACAGAGTTTATGAATAGCCAGCTGCATATAAAAAAGGTTAAAAGTATTTCGTCTGGTGGTCGATGCACTAGCCTAGACAACCCTATTTTAATGAAAGCAATTACTAACAACGTGGGGTACTCTATTAACAACGAAAGTCTAGTTAAAAAACTTAAATTAGACAAAGCACCTTTTTAGCCACAGGAAATTTATTGTACCTTTTGTTGGTATATGAATTGCGTACTAACAGAAATACACAAAAAGCATAGCGTTTGGCTAGACATAGTTAAGAGCTTTAACGTAAACGATACTACATCAAAAGACGTGGTTTCTGAAATGTATTTAAACGTACATAAACACGTACAGGAAAAAAGCGCAGACGTATACTACAACGACGACGAAATAAATTACTACTTTATATATATATGCCTACGCAACCTAGTATACGACTTAAAGCGTAAGGAAAAAAAAGTAAGCTATTCGGAAATTAACGACAAGCTGTTTGAGGCGCAAGACGAAGAGTATACCGAAATACCAGACCTATATAAAAAACTACGCACTATTATAGAATGGTACGAAAACCCAGAGTATTTAGACATGCTAGAAAACGACATTGTCCTAGAAGAGTTAAGCAGCGACAAAATGCACGTCTTTTATTTGCGTAGAATTTTTAAGGAAATATATTTAGACGGCAAAAAATTAGCTAAGTTTAGTAGGGAAACTAAAATAACTTACTGGTCGTTACGTAATACATTAAAGACTATAAAAAAACAGATAAAAAATGAGCATAAAAATAGGCACAATACTAGAAACCATATTTAAGTACACAGGCGTAAAATGGCTAGTCAAAAAAATAGTCATAGACATACTGGGTTACGAGAGCTGCGGCTGCGAAGAGAGGCGAGACAAACTAGACAACTTAACATTTAGACGCAATGACTAAAAAAGACTACAATTACTGGACTAAATTTAGAGCTAACAAGTCAAACAAAATAAGCAAAGAAGAGTTTAAGACAATAGCAGAAATGCACGCACGACTAAAAGGGCATACGTATTACTTACCCTGTACGTGCAACCCAAAGGGTATACAACGGTTTATAGACGACCTTAACAAACTATATAATGAGCATAGAAATAACGCATAACCTAGAAAAAGCTGTAGTAGCTATATTAAACTTTGACGACTGGCAGCTCAAATGGACTGGCGAAAGCAACAAACTATACGACGCCGAGGGGTTAACACCAGAAAAAAACGGCAAGCGTACTAGGTGCGTTATAGAAATGAAGTTTAGAAAAAAATACTACGAAAAAAAGCTAATTGAAAAAAGCAAATACGACGAGTTAATGGCTTTAGACGAAGACATAATAAAGCTGTACTTTGTGAATGATCCAAAAGGAAATTATTTGTTTTGGCTTAACGGTATAAATATGCCAGAGCCAGAGACTAGAGACATACGTAAAACAACCCTTTGGAATAACGGACACCAGGAAAAAGAAATATATTTACTGCCAGAAGCAAAGGCTAGCATAGTAAACGTAAACCAGCCAGAGCGACCAGAAAAAAGTATATGGGACGAGTATTTCAAACGTAGGGGAAAATAACTTTTTAACAAATTGCGTGAGGTATTAACCAATTTTTTTGTAAATTGTGCCTATGCAAAATATAATAGAAGAAATTAAAAACAATGTCCTAGACGTCGAGGAAATGGCGTTTTATGGAAACTTTGAGCTAGCCAGCACATTACTACAAGACTGGATAGAAAAAGCTGAAAAAGCTAACGCACCGAAAACAATTAACGACCTTAGAGCTTGCGCTAATGCTTTAGCTAGGATCGGTATATACGTTAATCAAATGCAAGCTAGACAGCGAGAGTTTAACGTACAGCTAGGTAGGTTTCGTATGGCAAAGCTAGAGGCAGACGCAAAGGCGGCGGCAGCTAAACAGGAATTAGAAGACTATAAAATAGAATTATGACAGATAAATTAGAAAAAGAGTTAAGGCAAATACAATACAGTTTAGCGCATACAGACTTTACAGGCGAGGTAGGCGAAAAACTAAAAGCCGCATTTAAAAAACGAGAGAGAGACTTAATAAATATAATAAAATACCTATGAAAAATTACAAAGTAGAATATACGTACTTAGCCTTTGACGGCGAAGACCTAGAGGGTTACGAGTTTGACATAGCACACGTAGAGGCTATAAGTCCAAAACAGGCTATAGAAAAAGCAAAAATAGTAGCACCAAGAAACGCAAAAAAATTTACTATATTAAATTAAATATGACAGACCAAATTACACTACTAGACGGCAACGTCTACGGAAAAAAACAGCTACTAGCCAAAATGCAAGACGACAGTTTTTATTACGGCGAGCTTTCAAAATTAGCACTTAGCAGCTCTAGCCTAAAACTATTGCTGGATAGTCCAAAGACATACTACTATGTCAATAAGTACGGACAAAACGAAACCACAGCTGCATTACGTAGCGGACACCTTTTTCATTTGGCAATACTAGAGCCAGAAAAATACGAGCAAATTAAATTCGTAGAGGTGCAAAGTAGAAACGCCAAAGCATTTAAAGAGGCTGTAGCCGAGTACGGCGAAGTGTTTACAGCCAAAGAGCGAGACGACAACAACCGCTTAATAGACGCCTTTTTTAAAAACCCAAAAGCTGTTGACCTTATAGGCGACTGTAAAACCGAAGTCCCAGCTATAGGCAACGTACTAGATACTGGCTACCCATTTAGAGGCAAGGCAGACGTATTAAAAAATAGCGGCGGCATTGTAGACATCAAAACAACGCAAGACGTACATAGCTTTGACAAGTCCGCTTTTAAATACAAATACCATTTACAGGCAGCAATTTATTTAGACCTTTTTAGCACGCCAGAAAAACCGCTTACGCATGAAGACTTTACGTTTCTGTGTATTTCTAAAAACACGCTAGACATAGGCGTATGGAAATGTAGCGAGGCATTTATAGAATACGGACGCCAGGAATTACGCAAAGGCATAAACTTATACGAAACTTATATACGTGAAGACTTTGACATAAACGACTATACGATACAAGGTACGTTATAATGGAATACAGTAACAATTTCGAGTACGACCTAAAAGTAGGGCAAGTCAAAGAGCGAGAGCTAGGCGACATACTACAAAATAAAACTATAGAGGTTAAAAAATGTACGGACGCATTTAGTAGTATTTTTATAGAATACGAAAGCCGAGGCAAAGCGTCTGGCATAAGTACAACCAAAGCCGACTATTATTGTATCGTTTTAAAAAATTCGTATGTTTTGATCCAAACCAAAAAACTTAAAAAACTATGTAAGCCGTACTTTAAGACACAGCGAGACATACTAGGCGGCGACAGTAATACGTCAAAAGGAATAAAACTACCAATAAGAGACATATATTTATGAAAACAAAAAAAAGCAAATGGCGTAAAATAAACGGCAAATGGGTAAACCTAGAAGAGTTAAGCGAAAATTCTGGTAAACCAAAATATATAAAATGCGACGAGTATAGCCAAACATTTACTTACGCTCGTACAAACAAAAAAGCTAGTTATATACCAGACCATTTAAAAGATAAATAATGAGACAAAAAAAGCTAACACAGCAACAGCGCATAGAAACCCTAGAGCGAATAGTCGCACAGCTGTACGTAAAAATTGAAAGCCTACATAACATAACACAAAAACTAACGCACAATGAGCAAGCACAAAAAAATAGCAGACCTAGTAATTAAATACACAGGCGAAAATATATATAGCAAACGTAGAACGCAACCGATAGTAGACGCTAGAGCGTTGTTTGAATACATAATGCGAGTAGACTATAAAGTAACATACGCAAGCCTTACAGAGCATTACAGAAAAAACGGCAAAAGACGTAAACACGATGCAATGATATACAGCGTTAGAAATTTCCAAAAAGAAATTAGAGGCAGACGTAAAGACTTAAACGCATACTACCAAAACATACTACAGACTGAAATAACAGTAAGACAATACCAAAATGCGTACTCACTAATTAGCCAAATAAAAAGCCAAAAACAAATACGTAAGTTTCGCAGCTATATGTCCGAGCTTTTAAAAGAGCCAGACAAAGTTTAAAAAAACCACGTTATATAAGTATGGTACGAGACACAAAAGACAGTAAAAAAAAGATGCTAGAGGCTCTAGAGTACAACCTAGGCATCGTTTCTACGAGCTGTGCTAGTGCTGGCGTAAGTAGAGCTACGCACTACCGCTGGATCAATGAAGACGAAGAGTACAAAGCATACGTGCAAGACATACACGAAAGCGCAATAGACTTTGTAGAGAGCAAGCTGTACGAAAAAATAAAAGACAAAGACACCGCTAGCATTATATTCTATTTGAAGAGTAAGGCAAAGCACAGAGGCTATATTGAACGCCAACAGCTAGAGGTGCAAGACGCAAAAGAGTTTACAGTTAAAGTAATTGAATAATGGCAGACATAACAAAATGCGAGGGTACAGGCTGCACAGCAAAAGACAGCTGTTATAGGTACACAGCACCAGACGGCGTAAGACAAGTTTATTTTACAACTGTACCGCTAGAAACTAGCAGACAGCACGACGGCATAAATTGTCAATACTACTGGGACATTGCAAATAGAAACTAACGTAGTTTGGAAACACCTAGAGCATACCGACAAAAAAATTGTCATAATGCAAGGGGGTACGAGGTCTGGTAAAACTTACAATACTTTACTATGGCTTATATTTTCCTATTGCCAAAAGTATAGTAATAAGACTATAACTATTTTTCGTGCTACCTACCCAGCTTTACGAGCAACCGTAATGCGAGACTTTTTCGACATACTTAATAAATACGAATTATACAACGAGGCAAACCACAATAAAAGCAATAGCGAGTACAGACTAAACGGCAACCTATTCGAGTTCGTAAGCATAGACCAGGCGTCTAGGTTAAAAGGTCGCAAGCGTAACATTGCATTTTTGAATGAAGCAAACGAGTTTAGCTACAGCTCGTATAGTCAAGTCTTATTTCGTACTGTAGGGACAGAGGGCGCACCGTCTATAATTCTAGACTACAACCCTAGCGACGAGTACAGCTACATATACACCAAAATAAAAACTAGAGACGATGCAGCGTTTCACATCACTACATACAAAGACAATAAGTTTCTAGAGCAAAGCCTAGTAGACGAAATAGAACGCCTAAAAGAAACCGACGAAGACTACTGGCGTGTATACGGTCTGGGTCAAGTGGGACGCAACCGAGCTACAGTATTTAAGTTTAACGAGTGCGACAAAATACCAGAGCGAGCAAAACTAGTGGCGGCTGGCTTAGACTGGGGGTTTGTGAACGATCCAAGTGTTTTAGTAAAAACCTATGTACTAGACAACAACTTATATGTAGACGAGCTGTTTTACCAGTACGCTATGACAAACAGGGACATACATAATAAACTAACAGACTTAGGCTTTAAGCGAAACGACGAAATTTTTGCAGACAATAGCGAAATGAAGAGTATAGACGAACTACACCGCTACGGCTGGAACTGCAAGCCAGCAACAAAAGGCAAAGACAGTATCTTAATGGGAATAGACCTAATGAAGAGGTATAACATATACGTAACAAGCCGCAGTACAAACACTATACAGGAATTTAGAAACTACAAATGGCTAGAAGACAAAAACGGTACACTACTAAATAAACCAGAGCCACGAAACGACCACGCAATTGACAGCGTCCGTTACAGCATATTCACAAAACTTTCAAGACCTAACGTTGCTAGGTATGCAATAAGGTAATTGAATGGTAATTAACGCAAAACAGCACAAAACGTTAATAGGCGAATGATAAGTAATGCAAAACAGCATTTTAGTTATTCACATTTGGTTTATAAATAAATTTGTTGTATATTGCAACTGTTGCGAGTAGGCAAAGAGATAAGTCGGACAAGTGTACGAAACAATACACCACTGTAACGCAACAATGTAAGACCGAAAGCCGTAGCTATTACGAAATTAGCAGTCAAGCCTAAACTAGCCAGGCGAGCGACTTAAACTACTAAATATGGTTAGTTAATTAAAATACTATATAATGAAAAATTATGACTACACAAAGTTAATTGAAGACGCAACGTTTGACGTCAAGTATTACGAAGACCAGTACAATAAAGCTGAAAGCAATTTATTTAGAGCAAGGCTAGCTTTAGAGGCTTTAGAAATTAGACAAGCCGAGCAAGCCGAGCCAGTCATTGAGACAAGCTAAAAAGCAATTTTGCTGACTTAACACCCTTACAGAAATGTAGGGGTTTTTTTATGCGCTCAAATAAGCTAAATTTACGTTATATATAAAACAGTTAAGAAATGAAACTAGACTTACGAGTACCTACGTCGCTAAACGACATACCCTTACATCAATATCAAAAGTTCATTAAAACGTTTGAAAACGAAAAAGAGCTAACAAACGACTATGCAGCTACTAAGATGCTAGAAATTTTTTGTGGCTTAAAATTAACCGAGGCTTTAAAAATAAAAATAGCCGACATGCGAAATATAACGGCAAAGCTAAATAAGGCTCTGTCCGAAAAACCCCTACTTATTACTAGGTTTAAGCTAGGATCAACCGAGTTCGGTTTCGTACCGCAACTAGACGACCTTACGTTTGGCGAGTTTGTAGACGTAGAAAATAATATAGGCGACTGGGAAACTATGCACAAAGCAATGGCTGTACTATACAGACCAGTTACAGAGCGAGTAGGCAAAAAATATGCTATAGAAGAGTATAGAGGCGACAGCTGGCACGATGCTATGCTGAATATGCCAGCTAGCGTAGCTGTTAGCGCAATTACTTTTTTTTTTCATTTAGAAAACGACTTACTGAAAGTTACTCTGCCTTATTCGGCGAAAGCGGAAACGGAAATACAACAGGAAAAGCAGACAACTTTAACAAACAATGGGGGTGGTATCACAGCTTTATGAGACTAGCCGACAACAAGTTTTTAGACCTAGAGGTAGTCGCTAAGAAAAACGTACATAACTGTTTGACATATTTAACATACTCAAAGCAAAAAGACGAGGTACAAGACAATTACATAAAAAGTAAATTTAATAAGTAATGGAAAACAACGGCGCAAGAGCATTTTATTTAATGCTAGACACAATTAAAGACACGCTACTAGAAGACAAAAATGTCAACAGCGTAACGTATGGCGACCTGTCCGAAGTCGACCTAAGTAAACAGACTATTTTTCCATTGTCGCATATACTAGTAAATTCGGCTACAAACGACAGCCAGACAATGAGCTTTAATGTTACTATATTATGTATGGACGTAGTCGACATAGACAAAAGCGAGGCTAAAAATATATTTGAAAAACACACACACGAACATTACGTATTGAATACGCAACTAGCTGTAGGCAACAGACTTTACCAATTACTACATAATGGGCAGCTAAGACTAGACGGCTACCAAGTCGACGGCGAGGCAAACTGTGAGCCTTTTGTAGACCGCTTTAGCAACAACCTAGCTGGCTGGGCAGTAACTTTTGACGTAATGGTTAAAAACGACTTATTTATATGCCAAAGCTAAAAAACGTTTTAAAGGAAATGAACGCTGTAGGCGTTAACGTTGTATCTAAGGCAAAAGCCAATTTAGGAAAAAGCAACAGCTCTGGCGCATTGTCTGAAAGCCTTACATACGAAATTGACGACAGAGACCAAAACAACCCTGTATTAAGTTTTTACGCCTTAGACTACGGCAAGTTTGTAGACCAAGGGGTACAAGGTAATGACCCACAGGCACAGCCACCAGGCGCACTAGCTAGGTATAACAAAGCACCAGGAAGTCCGTACCAATTTGGTACAGGCAGCGGATCTGGCAGCTTACGTGGTGCTATTGACAAATGGGTAGTACAAAAAGGCATACCAAATGTAAGAGACGAAAAAGGTAGGTTTATTAAACGCAAGTCGCTAGTTTACTTAATGACACGTAGTATATGGAATACAGGAATAAGACCGACATACTTTTTTGAAAAAGCGCAAGACGCTGAAAGTAGAGGCGTACAGCGGAAATTTGCTAAGGCATACGCAAAAGACATCGAAGACCAAATAAAAGAAGAGCAACGAAAAAAAAGAAAACGTAGGTAATGGCAATAAAAAGATATTTACGCAGCACAATAAATTTATACGCAAGCGTTAGCACGCCTATTACAAACGGCTACGCTTTAATAGAATTATATAAAAACGGCGAAACCACGACGCTATATTTAGTAAGAAAAAATGCAGTAGAGCAGCCAGACGGCGACATAGAAATAAGCGACGCTTTTGCTGAGGTAGGCGAGCTTTTTAGCGACTACCTAGACATCAATTTCAACGGCGCATATACTAGCCAGTCTTTACAATGCGAGGTACGTATACGCTTTTTTGACGTAAACAACACACTAGTACAAAATACATCGTTTCCGTTTTATGGCGTAGACGGCTATACATATTTTGAAGAGGGCGCAAACGTAGAGGTAACAGACACACCACCAGCAATTACGACACGCACGTTATACGTGCCAGAAAACACAGCTGGCTACGTACCGACATTTTCCGCAACAGGCTTTACGTATAATTCATTTAGCACTACAGCTACTACAAAAACAGTTAATGGCGTAACGTGGAAAATAGCACGAGTTTGCGAGCCAAGGTTTGATCCTTACAAAATTACATTTGTAAATAAATACGGTGCGCTACAGGATATTTACTTTACGTTAATGAGACGAGACAGTACAGCTACAAAACACGAAACGTTTAAGCGTAACATTGTCGACAGTCAAGGCGGTTACAGTACAAACCAGCACCAGACAAAAACATTTAATTTTCAAGGGACAGACAGCTTTACTTTAAACACGCCATTTGTAGACGAAAGTTTTAACGACACACTACAGGAATTGATGCTAAGTAAGAAAATATGGGTAACGGAAAACAGCCAAGTTTTACCAGTAATTTGTACGACTAAGTCTCTAGAAAAAAAGACACTAAACAACGACAACCTAGTACAATACCAAGTCGGCTTTACGTATGCGTTTGACAAAATAAATAAAGTGCGCTAATGTTACAAATGCAGCTTTACATACAAGACCAAAGAGTAGACGTTTTTAAGGACGAAAGCGTTACGCTGACTGACAGCATACAAAACGTAAGAGACTTTGAAAAAATTTTTACATCTTTTAGCCAGTCGTTTAACTTACCAGCCAGCAAGACAAATAACAAAATTTTAAAACACTACTACAATTTTAGCATAGACGAAGACTTTGCCTTTGACGCTAGAATAAAAACACCAGCTAACATAGAATTAAATAGCTTGCCGTTTCGTAGAGGCTATATAAAGCTAGAGGGGGTAGACTTAAAAGACAATATACCATATTCATATAGAATTACATTTTTTGGCGAAATAGTAAAACTAAAAGACGCAATAGGCGAAAGCAAATTGTCTGACTTAGAAGGCTTAGGCTCGCAAACGTATAATTCGGACACTATGGTTACCTACCTAACTAGAGACCCAGCATCGTTTGACGTTGTAGCACCGTTAATTACACACACGCAACGTTTATACTGGGACAGCGGCGAAAGCACACATAACACAGGAAACCTAGCACCAGGCGGCAATAAGCATGGCGTTAAGTGGAATGAGTTAAAGCCAGCTATGCGAGTTAATAGAATTATACAAGCTATAGAAGACACGTTCCCACAGTTAGAGTTTACAAATGACTTTTTTAAAAACACTAACAACCCAAAATTTAACAACCTTTTTTTATGGCTGTCTAGGAAGTCTGGCGCAGTAGAAAACCTTAGCGGTAATACTACCGAAGTTAGTACGCTAGTAGAGTTTCCTGTGGGCAGCAGTCAAGCATTTAGTTCTGGGCAAGGTATTGTAGCCTTAAAAACTTATTACGACTGGCAGTATGTTCAAGTTTGGCGGTATCGTTTTATTAACCCTACTGGCGGTGCATATAGAGTAGAGGTATACGACGCCGCAAGCCAGTTAGCATATTCTAGTCCTTTAACGACTAGTAGCCTTACTATAGGTTACGACGACTTAGACGGCGACTATGACTATGGTGCGTCGTTTCGTGTTTTTATTATAGCTACTACGCCAGTTACATTTGAGGCAGTACGCTGGAATGGCGAATACGATGAGCCAGAATACTACGACTCTTTTCAAGACAACTTTGATAGGGCTTTATTTAACTATACAACAGCTTTAGACTTTCAATTTGAATACTCAAAACAAATGCCAGATATGACCGTTTTAAATTTTCTTAGCGGTTTGTTTAGAATGTTTAATTTAACGGCTTTTGTGCAAGACGACGGAAAAATAAAAGTACAACCGTTAGACGAGTATTACGAAGACACACCAATATACAGAGACATAACAGAATATGTAGGCATAGAAAAAAGTAGCGTAGACGCCGCACTACCGTACAGACAGGTTAAGTTTGAATTTAGCGACACTAAAAGTTTTTTAGCAAATAAGTACGGCGAAATAAATAATAAAAAGTGGGGGTTAATACAATACAACAACGGTCAAAACGACTTAACAGGGTCGTTGTATAAAGTTACAGCACCTTTCGGGCATTTTCTTTTTGAAAGGCTTACGGATCAAAACGGCTCTACATTGAAAAACGTACAATGGGGGTGGTCTGTAGACAAAAGCGAAAACGCACTATTGTCGCAACCGCTTTTATTTTACCCAGTAAACCCTACAGAAACCGTACCGCAAATTTCTGTCGTTACAGAGGTAAACATAGACAACGAGCCAGTCGAAGATACAACTAGAATACCTAGGTCTTTACCAATGAATAGCTATAGCAGCGTAGCGTCAACAGGCGACAATTTCCAGTTAAATTTTGCGCACGAAACTAGCGAATGGACTGGCAACTTTGACTTTGACAAGACACTATTTAGCTCGTACAGAAAATATATTACTGGGGTATTTAACCCAAAGCAACGAATTACGAAAGTGGAGGTTATGTTACCGCTAGCAGTTTTATTGCAAATACAAATGAAAGACAGAATTATTATAGCTGGAGACCATTATTTAATAAACAAGCTAACGACAAACCTATCTACTGGAAAAAGCCAATTAGAGCTACTAAATAACTTTAACATAGAGGCATGATAAACTTAATACTAGAAATGTTACAGCAAGCTAACGGCGAGACTGAAAACATACGCATAGCGCAAGGAAAAAACAAATTACCTAACACCCTAAAAGACGGATATACACAACTTAAAACACAAACAAAATGGCTGTTGAAAAAATAGGGGTAGAGTTTGAGGTAAAAAACAAAAAGGCTATAAAGCAAATAAAGGAAACTAGCCAGGCTTTAGACAAGTTTAGTGATGATCTAGACCGAAACTATGCAGGTATGCGGTTACTAGACCAAATTACAGGCGGCGCAGTTTCGCAATTTCAAGACTTTAAAGAGGGTGCAAAGGGCGGTATTTTGGCAGTAAGAAATTTAACAGGCAGCTTTAAAGCATTAAAGGCGTCTATTATTGCTACTGGTATTGGTGCTATTGTGGTGGCTCTGGGGTTAATTGTAGCCTACTGGGACGACATTAAAGAGTTAATAAACGGCGTAAGTGCAGAGCAAGAGGCGTTACTAGCTACGCAAAAAGAGAGCGTAGCCGCTAGTCAAATGGCAGCTGACACTATAAGCGCAACGTCAAACACTTTAAAGCTACAGGGCAAAAGTGAGCGAGACATATTAAATATGAAAAAAGCTCAAACCGACGAAACCATAAAGGCTTTAGAGGCGCAGCTAATTACGCAAAAAGAAATAAAAGACGCACAGGTCGAAACGGCTACTAGAAATAGAAATATAGTAGCTGGGTTTGTTTTAATGGTTTCCGCACCTTTAGTAGCATTGCTAGCTTTAGTAGACGGACTTGCGCAAGGCTTAGTCGCTTTAGGTTTAATAGACCAAGGCACAAATTTAGCCGAGGGGTTTGTAATGGGTACAGCCGAGTTACTTTTTAACCCAGACGACGTAGCCGAAAAAGGCGACGCTACTATAGCCGAGACAGAAAAACAACTACAGAAACTTAAAAACACTAGGGACGGTTACGTACTACAGCAACAGGCGCAAGACAAAAAAATAGCAGACGAAAAAAAGGCTAAAAAAGAAAAAGAAGAGGCAGAGGCGCAAGCCAAGGCAGACGCAGCGGCACAAAAAGCTGCCAACGACGAAGAAAAACGCCAACAAGCTATAGACGCAATACAAAACAAATATAGAATAAAGCGTGAAGACGAGGCGGCATTACTCGAAAGCCAAAAGCTAGAGCTAGAAAAACAAAGACAGCTAGCC